CCTGCACTGTACAGACTCCACTTGTAAGGGAATAGTCCTTCTTGTGCGTTTAGCCAGTTCATGGCTTCCATATTGCCAATGCCCTTTGGCAAACGCCCGTCATCTAACCCTAAACCGTGGCGCTCTTTGCCAATATAAGCCGCATAAAAGCTACTAATAGCTGGCAAGAATACTGCGTAGTCGTTTTGTTTTGCTGTTAAGTTATCTTGTTGCACTAGTTGTCCATTAGCTCTTTAAGACGTTTTGCCTCTTCGGCTTGCTTTTCTAAAGTTTTTGGGAAAAATAACAGAACGATAAAAGCAAGTAAAGGACTAAAGAGCACTGCCCATAATACCCATACTGTTGCGTTACGGCCTTTGGAGTTTGCAAATGTGTAAATGCCATAACAGGCAAGAATCCAAACAGCAAGAAAAAAAGCTAGTTCCATGATAGTGTATCCTTATTTGCTTTGCGCTGGCAAGATGTATTCGTAAGTTGCAATTCCTGAATTCACAGTAATCTTAGTAGCGCCTTCATCTGAAATTTGTACAGTTTTATCGCCGGTTAAGTTCATAATAGAGATAAACTGTTGTACAGGCCAATGCCAAGTCTTGCTCAGCTTGCCAGTGACATCTGGTTGAAACACAAAGTCGCCTGCGTGTGTGCTATGATCGCCAAACAAGAACTTCAAATGTCCATCTTCTGTTTTAGTTTGGAAAGTTGTTTCTTCTGCGTTTGCTTGTGCTTGCATCTTAAGACGCATAATGCTTGCAGTTGTTGGTTCAAATTCCACAGTCCAGTTTACATCACGCATTTTAACTGTTTTTAGTTTTTCGTTAACAATTTCGCTAACCATAAAGCGATAATCATTTTGGAAGTCGCCAGCTTTGTTTTTAAACTTCATTCCAACAGGAACTTCTTCGCCGTTGCGCTCTTGACGTGTTACAGTAATTTCTGCATCTTCTTTGTATTCTGGGATGTTAAGAAGAATCTTAAGTTTGTTAAGATTAGGCATACCAAATGTGCCCATAAACTCTGCTACTGGTGTAGCAAACTTTGCCTTGAGTACAACACTCTTGTCTTCTGCAAGTCCTTCGACCGAGGTTTCTTTGTCAGTGCCAACAATTTTAATTAAGTCAACACAGCCAAGATCGTATGTGTGTTCAACAAGGTCTAGTAAGTAATCTCTCATGTATGTCTCCGTTTGAGGTAGTATTTAGATAGAATAAATGATTTATGTAAAAAAGTCAATGCAAAAAGGTAAAGCAATTATGTTGTGCTGTTATGTCTAATTTCGCCTAGAGTTTGGCCGCCTCTAATAGAGGTTATTTCACCTGGTTTGCGGATTTCCAGCCAACTTATGTTTTCTAAACGATTGATGCTTTTTATAATTTCAAAACCTGCCTCGGTAGCAAATTTTATAACTTGATTTTCTGGTGTATAACAACAAAAATTGTTTTCTACATTGCGTACTGCATAAGGCAAATCACAGTTGTTATATGTAAAGATTGCTACACCGCCTGGTCTTAACTTTTTATAGAATTCAGTTAAGTGTTTTTTTATAATCGCTATAGGTTTGAAATTATAGTAATCTACACTACAAATCAAGCCAAATTGATTATCTGGTAATTCATGCATTGGTTGATTGCGATTTTCCTGGAAAGTGTAATATCTCAGTCTACGCTGGTAAACATTGTTCCATTTTTTCTTTACTTCAGAAAATAAATTTTCATCAGTGTCCAATAAATACAATGGATCACAACCTTTTAAAAAGTCTGTAACTTCTCCATGTGCTGGTCTTATTTCAAGTGCAGGATATTTCCAATTATGATACATTGCAAGTCTGCTAAGAAAAAATTTCTTGTTTTCATCATCTGCAAAGGTTAAACTTTCTTTTCTTCGATTGAGTATATATTTTGCATCGTCTTGCAAACTATCTAGATAAATCTGTTCACTGCGATTGTAATATTCATCTTCCACCTGATTAATACAGGTTTGAATGTATGCTTTGTAGTCATACAAATGATGACGTATAGAAGCAAATTCGTTGTTAATATTTTCGGATGCTGTTTTGATATCTTCTACACAGGCTTTTGATACTTTTCCTCTTACTTCAAATGAATCGACGAGATTTCTTAGTGCAGTTTGTAAAGGATATTCATAGTCAGCAGGATATACAGCTTCTAGAGTTCTTTGCAATCTTACAAGTTCACTTAGTTTCATTCAAAATCAAATAAATTGTTAAATGTGTTTTTGGTATTGGTTGCACTGGCAAGATCCCACTTGAGCTCTCCTAGTAAATTCTCAATCTTTTGATCCACAACAGTTGCTTCCATTGCTTCTTCATCAAATGGCAACTCTTTAAACCATTCTGGCAAATGCATTTCGTCTGTTGGATAACCAATACTGGTCCATCCTAGTGGATTGCTTTTAAGTTTGCACACAATAGTTTTCATACCATCCACTATGTTCATGCTGTAGTTATCACTGTTCATCTTTTTAAGATTATTCCAATTCAATGCAGCACGAACGTGTCCTGGCATGTTTGCACGACCTTCACGTTCTTCTTTGCGGCTGTACATTGTTAAGTTATTTACACGTTTAGGAGAACCTTTTTCCCAACCTGGTCGTTCGCTAAAATCTTGTTTGAATTCTAGTATGCGATCAACAATTTCATTGCGTTCAGCACCATTTAGTACACGTTCTAAAATTTCTTTCAAAAAGTCTTGAATTACAACTGGCGTATCACTACGCTTTAGGTCAAGACCCATTGCTTTAATCTTGCCTGTTTTGCCGTTTACGTCATGTCGCTTACCTTCGGTGTCAATAACGTTTACAGCATAACGCTTCTTGGTAATGTACAATCCACGATCTGCAACAATCTCACGACCGCCTTTGATCTTAGCACCCATTTCTCTTGGGCAATGAAACGCACGTTCCATGAATGCAGGGAAGCTGGCATTAAGTTGATCTGCAATATTATCATAGAGTTCGATACAAATTTCTTTGCTCCACTCCATACGACCTTCTTCTACTTCTTTGCGTATAATAGGCCAAGCACTGAAGTACACCGAATCAGTGTCGCCATAAATTACTGCTTCGCCTACGTGATCAAATTTACCAGTGATTACTTCGTTAGTAAAGCCATCCATGTGTTTAGCAATACTACGTCCTGTGAGTGTGGTACTTTGTCCAATACGTTTATCAAAGAATCTACAACCTGGATTAAGAATAGCACCGTACAAACTGTTCAAGTTAATCTTCTTAACTAGTTGTCGTTTGTCCCAAAACTCAATGTCATCTGCTGTGGTCGCTTCGCGCAGTTTAGCCTGTAGTTCTTTACGTTCTCTGTACCATCTTGCTAGTAGTCCGGGCACAACGCCTTCTTGTTCATATGTAAAGATAGTACCATTAGCACTTAATATCCAAGGGCTGTTGCTGTCAAAGATCACTTTCCAGAGTTCGGCGGCGCTGTGTACACTGGTTTCGCCAGATTCCCAATCCACTGTGAGCTCTGTGCCACGTTGCTGTTCCATTACAGCAGTGTATTCCAATGTAGCAAATAATCCTTCCCATGCAGCCGCAAAACTCATCTTTTTGTTCATGCGATCTTTGATGTAGTGATCTGTCATGATAGGACGGATTTGTCCTACAATGGTCTCGGGTGCCATGTTAAGTGCCTGAATAGCACTTGGATACAGACTGTTAATATCAATAGCACCTACCCACTTGTGTACACCTTTCTTAGGGTATGCTACATAAGCACCTGCGGCTTGTGTGTCTTCGCCATCTAATCGTTCACGTCTGTTAGGCACAACCAAGCCACGTTCGTGTGCTTCGTTAATGATTGCTTGTTCTGTTACAGCAACAGCACCCATTGTTGTTTGTAGTAGAACAGTGTTTTCGTGTGCTAGTGTGTTGGCAAGATCCAAGAACTTTAGTTTCTTGTCCATTCTTGCTAGTAGCATTGTATCTTGACGGTTGTAGTCAATAAACGTTTTAAAGTCGTTGTTGTATAGTTGGTCCAGTGTGCCTTCATAGGCAACCTTACGCTCACCTAGTTCATACTCGCCAATGGCATCCAAACTATAACTGTGACGTTCTTCGTATGTGTATTTTCTGTACAATTGCATGTAATCCATATGGATCCTGCCAATTGTATCAAACGTTAAGTTTTCTGCGCCAAAACGTTCAAAGGTACGCTGTTTAGGCAGTTGTCCCCACAAACAAAAACGCCTAGTGTCATCTTTGCTGAGCACTCTTGTGACACGCATCACAGTATACGGAATATCAAAGCCTTCGCTGTTCCAACCACTTAGCACATCAGCATCTTCGATAATATCCAAAAACGCATTAAGCAAGTCTTCTTCGCGTTCAAACAAGAACGTGTTTTCAAACTCGTTACATATTTCTGTTGCTGTTTCCCATGTCATATGCTTGGGAGGCAGCACAAACGTTATACACTGATCTAACCAGTCTAAGTACGGGACGACTGTACCCACGTTCCGGATCAAAGTCGACCTCAATATCAAAGAAGCATGTGTTCAGTTTAGGTGCATCTGCGCCTTTGTAGTTGTCCTCGAAACAGCGGAATACAGGATTTATATCACTTTCGAACACCTTCTTGCCGTTGTGCATACGCAGTTCTTTGCGGAACTCTTTGTTTGTACGGCTACTGAATCTGCTCACAGGTTCGCCGTAGATGCTCCTAAACTTGCCTCGAGGATCTTCATAATAGAAAACATAGTTAGCAGGATATTCGCGATACTCACGTCTGCCATCTACACGTTCTACAACATGAATACGATCGTGTTCACGATCAAATAGTGCATCTACATAACTCATTAAAGTGTGCGACCAACTGTTTCCAAAATAGTTGTAAGCTCGTCGTGATCAGCTTGTGTTTCGCCAAACTTGCTCTTGTGTGCAATCTTAACTGCTTTCTTGAGAATGCTTGGTTTGACTTGTAGCTCTTCTGCTACTGCTTTGATTGTGTCATTTAGTCCCTCATTGAGAACTTCTACTTCGGTTAACACACCCATGCCTTCGTTAATAAGTTGGGTAAGTTTTGCTTTCTGTTCTGGATTGAAAACTTTAGTATCGTGCATATTTTCTCCTTGATATAACTTTGTTATAGTAATTGATCGCAGTTGTTGTGTCAATCTAATATATTGATTAAGTTTGGCAAAAGTATAGTTTTGGTAAAACTACAACCTCCATCTATGAGATTTTTACATCCCAATCGATCTACAGTCTCAAATGTTTTTTTTTTTGATGTGTATTGTTTTCATGTAAATGTTGCTAGAATTACATCCATTGTTTCCGAGTTATGATGGTCGCAAATATCGTAAAATTTTCTAGAGTATACATGTTCTTGGTTGTGTTCGCTAGAGTTTTTGGTCAAATTGTAAATTTCTTCGGCAGTATAATTGTTTAAATAATACACAAGATTTATAATCTTTTCTAGCCTGGTTATGTTACCATTATCTGAATCAAAACTGGTATCAAATCCATAATCAAATTCAAAGCCTAGCTCTGCAAGTTTGTTATATGTGTCAAACTGTCCCACTGGTACAAAACCTGTTGCACCCGCTAAACATTTTAGAGTTTTTTCTGTGATAAATGGCCCTGGGTAGTTGTAATGACCGATTGTGTTTTGCATGTAACTGTAGTGAAAACTTTCGTTTGTAAAGTGTAAAGCACAACATTGATAAACGTCTGTCCACGGGTTAGCTGAATAATTTTGTTGATTTATAAAATCTTTTGTATCTTTAAGATCTATGATTGTACCGAACCATTTGTTATAAAAATTATCAAATATATTATCTAGTTGTACATTACCTGTTTTAAGTCTGCTGTCTTGTCCTTCCCAATCACTAAGTTTGATAATACTGTCTTGGTATGCTATTTCTAGTAATGATGTAGTCACTAAAAGTTTACTTTGTGTTATTCTATTACAGATTGCGCTAAATTTTTTGTTTATGTTTTTTGTCTGCTTATGCGGAAACCATTCCTGTAATTGTTCAAGTTGATAATGCCACCAATAGTATGTATAACAGTATACATTTTTTGGAAAAGGGCAATCGTAATAATTACTGTCACTGAGCACAATTATTGGGGCATCAGTCTTTGAGGCTTGTGTGTTTATCCACTCAACGTTTACTCGTTCTAAATGAAAACTTATAACGTATATGTCATAAGTCAGCGGAAGGTTGTGTTCTGGTAATCTTTGCCAAAGCAGACAATAAACATTCTTGCCTAATTCATTAAGCCAGAACAATCTTGAATCTTTTATGTCCTGTACTTTTCCTTCCCACGGCGATGGTACGAGCATATTTTGCATGCTTTTACTTATAAAAAGTAATGCTCACTTTAGAAATATTAGTAGCGAAATAATATTTCAAGCCAGCAGCCGGCTATTGCCCTAACGTAACGGTCCCAAGGCAAATTCTATTTTTTAGCTTTGGTGCTTACTCTGATTGGTTTGTTGCCTTGTCCTGATTGCTTTTTGCCACCACGACCTGCCTTGTTCTGCGCCGCACGTTTGCGACGAGTTGCTGACTCTTTTTCTTTCTTTGACATACTTGCGGCTTTTGACGCTGGCACACATTTGGCATATCCCTTCTTGTCTCCGCTTGTTCCGCACTCGGGGTGTCCACCGCCTTTTTTCTTCTTGCCGATGTTTACCCACTTTTGTTTAAACCACTTGCGTAGTCCACCTTCGTATTCTGTTACAAATTCGCTTGCTTTCATACTAGTCTTCTATTGGGCCACCTTCGACCCATGCACTACATGTACGCTTGCTTGCACACTTGAATTTCAAAAACTTACAATAACCTAGTTCACCTGCATCTATAGTGTCCATTGGATCACTGCCTGCTTCTGCGCCTATACCTTTGGCAATACAGTCCTGCATGTCTTCACTAACGTCAAAAGCTGCACAATTGCCACAACGAGCACTCTTTGCTTGCTCAATGTCCGCCATGTTCCACTCGTCTGCAATCTTCTGCCAGTACTCTTCGTTTGGCTCGTTTGGATCCAGTGGACCATACATGTATTCATCAATGGCCTTTTTGCGATTCTTTAGGTTAAGATCTATGCTTTGTGTTGCTGGAGGACAACCGTCTTCGATTGCTTCCATTAAGTTGATTAAATCTCTCACTTTTTCTTGCCCATTCTCCAGCCACCGCCGAGTGCCTTGTACTTCTTGGCTGCCCATGCATTTGCATAAGCACTTGGATATACATCAAACTTCTTCTTGGCTTGTGC